CCCCCTTGTCTACGGAATACCTTGCCTGGATATACAGATAAATCTTGGCCCGGTGTTAGGTTAGTCTCATCTACTTCAATAATCAAGTTACCCGAAAGTGCAGCATTATCTATCGCCATGCGCATGAACCCATTCATAAGGGTCTGTGTATCATCCATATTTTCCGCGATACCTACCCCAAAGAATGAGTAAGGGTTATGTTCGTATGGTGTTGCGTAATAAGGGATACGTGTAGGCTTGAATGGGTTTAGTACAAAGCGTAGTACTTCACCGTTACATGTCCATACGTTACAGTTTACTTCGTCTAGGTCTTTTAGCTCTGCAGGAATCTTAACGCCGTTCTGCTCTAGTAGTTCAACATCTACGTAGCCCCAGAACTCTAACACTTCCCAACGCTCTGACGTAGGCTGTGTGTCATCGTCTTCCATAGTCATTTCCCAATACTTCTGAACATAGTCAGGAGATTGAGCAATAGCATTCTCAACTGCATCAGACATAAAGTAGGGGCGTGTCTTCAAAGAGCGTAACTGTGTACGTGACATCTTATGACGTTGAACTACATACTCTGCATCATCCATAGCCTTAGCTTCTGGATCAGGGTAGAAGTCCCACACAGATACGTGACTGCACTCAGGTACAGTCTTGATCAGTGGATCGTACTCACCTTCGTCATTCCAGTTAGGATATTCTTTATCTACAGCAAACGGGCCTTTCATAACGCCTGTGCCTAGTAGAGCCATCTCGAAAGCCATAGAGCGTAGGTGTGTAGATGCACCACTCTCTTGTAGCTGATCGTGAATCTTCTTTTCCATCTTCTTAGCTGCAACCATTGCAGGATGGAATGTAACAGTAGATGCAGTAGTACCTTCACCCTCTACAATCTTTTCAGATACGGGTTCTAGCTTTCCTGCCATACCAGCTAGTCGTGCCTGTAAGTCCATCAAAGTCTCACCAGGCTGTAGCTGTGTGTCACCGTCAATCAAGAAAGGTTTAGGTGCAGGTTGCTGTGTGATAGCGTTTAGACCTTCACCTGCTGCTGCAGCATTCGGGTCAATGTTAATATGTAACGCTTCAGCTACACCATCTGGCAATACAGACGGATTAACAGATAAAGGGAATTTGTTGTTTCCGAATAGTACATCTACGATTTGTCCATAGGCTGCTAGTGTTTTAGTTTTAGTTACTTTCACAAATACACGTGACTTCTCTGTGTCTGTGAACTTTACGTCTGAACCATAGATACCGCGATAATTTCTATACGCACGTAACCAACGCTGTTCATCCGCATAACGCGAGTCTTCTGCACGTTTGTAACGCTCTTGAACGAAAGCTACTACGCCAGACTTCTCACTAAAGATTTTATCGTTACTGTCTTCAGCAGCTACGACTTCATCTGTTTCAAACATTTCTTCTTGTTCTGCCATTCTTAATACCCGAATGTTGTATCACTAGCTTGAAAGCCTGTGCGTTGTGTTGCTGGGTTGAAATCCCATATACTGCTGCGTGGACGTGTCATGATACCGTATCGTAGAGCGTCATACAAGTGATCCTCTGCGTTTGTATCTACATCTTCTGGATTACGTTTATCCAGAGGAATACTTGGAATCTGCGCAATAGTATTTGTACAGTTATCCATGAATACTAGGCGTGGCTTCTCAGTAAATTCATCTACCTGTAAACGTCTATGTATTTCGTTTTTACCTGCGACACGAGAGCCTCTACTGCGATCCGAGGGCCTCCAACGGCAACCCTTCATAATCATTTGTTCAGCTAGGGATGGCCCCGTGTCGCCACGGTTGTGCCATAAAGAGCTATCCAGCACACCGTATCTTATACCACCGTCATGTTTCTCTGCATCTATAATCATATCAGCTAAGTCTGTAGCTGTAACCTTAGATACATACATCTCACGATATACGATTACCTGTTCATCAGGAGCAACAGCAAACCATAACACGCCAGTATAGCTACCATAGCCATAATCACACGCTCTAAATTTTGTCCAGTTTTTAGGTATGTCAAAAGCTTCGATAACATGTTTAGACCTGTCGAACTCTGGGAACGCTGCCCCTTCGTTGATATCCCAGTTTCCTTCAAGTAACTGCTTACGTTGATGCTCTGGTAGTGATAAGAGCATGGCTTCGTAGTCGCCAGCATCCGCGAGGTAGGGGTTATCGAACAGAGACGCAGGAATAAATCTACGCTTAAACAGAGGCTGACCTGCTTTGCTGTGACCTTCAGGGAATGTAATAGTTTGACCAGTCTCAATATTTGTAGCCCAGAAAGATTTACCTGCCTGTGCAGGATCAATAAACATTTTCTTAACCCAAGCATGTCCTGCACCGCCGGGGTTTGTTGTAGCTCTCATATATAAACCTAAGTGGTGTGCTGAGCTACGTAAACGTGATCTCATGTAATCCCAAGCATACGGACTAGACCACTGAGTAAGTTCGTCAAATCCGATCCAGTTAAAAGCTTGTCCCTGATACCTGGTAACATCGGTGTCTTTGTCAAGGTATGACATCCACAAACGCCCACCTTGAGGTGAAGTCCATTGAGACTTACGTTCAGACCATTTGATACCTGGTATAGCACGAGGGTATAACTCCTGAGACTTTTGTATTAGCTCTCTAAGTTCTTCCGTAGTGTGACGTACAAGTAGACCAGAGAAGTTAGGATCATTCAAACCGTGTAGTGGATCAGCAAGCATAGCATATGACTTACCGCCCCCTGCTGCCCCACCATAAAGAACTTCACGTTCTGACGCACTCAGGAAATACGTCTGGGGGCCGGGGTTTGGTTTGAACACTACCTCTTGTGCTACATCCACATCGAACTCAGGAGCTACCGCTTTTGCAGGAACAGTCTCTCTGGGGGTAGCGACTGTATCAACTGTCGTCGGTATACTCTCCGTATGCCCCGACCCCTTGGGTTTCGAGCTTTTCGATCTCCTCAAGGGTTTCTTCGAGCCACTTGGCAAACTTCCGTTTAATCGCAAGTGCTTTTCTACGTCTTTGCTCAACTTCAACTCTTTTCTTTAGGCCCATATGTGAGATGTAACGGCCTGTTTCTTTACTCAACCATTGCGCTACTGCACGGTAACTATACTGNTTGAGGTGTCGTTTTGCAAGCTCTAACGCTTCAAGTTCGTGTTCGACAGGTANAAGTAACTTGTCGTTCTCTGGATGTAACTCATATCCGAAAGGAACCTTTTGAGTTACCCTTACGATAGTGTGCCACTTCTTGTCTGTGTTCTTAGGTGGCAACGGTAGCTGCCAATAACCTAAATCTCTTTGCTGTATTATTCGTTCGTACCTTCTTTTGGCGGTAGATAGAAGATGCCACCACTTGATGTGACATCCACTTTATCTACTTTACCAAGTCCTGCACGATCTAGCAAGTCTTTTGCTGCGACCATCTTTTCTTTGATGCCTAACTCAGTAGGATCATATATAGCGCCAACCATAGCCATAGCAGCCTTGGGCGCACTACGAGCAAAGTAAGTACGTGTCTTCTCTGTGATATGATCCTTCAAAGATTCCACAATTGCTGTAGTGCTGGACTCAGGTGCATAACCTGCCAGTTTCTTAGCAGCAACAACATCACCGCCAGCCTCATCAAATAATACTTCAAGAAACTTTGTCTGCTTCTCTGTAAGGTTTTTCGCCATTTACAATGCCTCTTATTTCGCCGCGACTAATACCTAAGTCACGTAACTCACGATCATCTAGGTTATTTAGAATCCAGTAGTCAGCACGGCGTTGTTGACCCTCTTCGATTGCTGCCCATAAAGCGTTTAACCATTTTCTCATAGCACTATCCTTTCTTTGTTGTGCGAGGATAGTTATACGTAAATGTTAGCGCTATAGAATTGCTATTTTGGAATACCCGCTACCCGACTGGTACAAACGTTTCAGTAACAGTAAGGATGGTATCAATATGTGCAGCACTATCTGGCGTTACCTGAATCTTGTCACCGGGTTGCAGTACAAGTTCAATATCTGGAAACTGCACATATTCTGCCGCACCTAAGTTTTTACCTTCTAAGAAGTGTGATGTGTAGTTATCCGCTGCTACATACCACTCTATCTCAATATTAGTATTACCTGTAGAGTTATGTACGTGGATAAACGTTACCTCTGCAACACAGTTAGCAGGGCAAGTATATACAACCTCTGTAGAGGTGCCAGTGTTGTGACCATACACAGACTTCTTTCGTGCTGATTTACCCGATGGAGTAAGTGCCATTAATCGCCATCCTCAATGGGTTGTACTTTTTTCTTAGGCTTTGGTTTAGGCTTGGGCTTATCCATTTCAGCCTGAGCCTTTACACATATCTCAGTGATGTTAGGATCATTAGCGTATACATTACCAAAGCGATCCTCAGAGGCTGCGTGGTTGCCACGTGCATCCCACACATTGCCTGAAGCATCTACTGTGAATCCGTGCGCTTTTAGCGCCTTCTCATATTTGTTATAGTAGGGCATTACTTGCTCTTTTTCATAGGGCGTTCTGCTGGGTTAGATGCACCACAAGCTACCATACCGCCCTTTGCATACCCTTTTTTCTTTTTGGTCATACCACCTTTATACATCTTACCTTTGCCATCAGCAGCATAGAAAGGAACCATATCACCTTCTTTATTCTTTACCATCTTAAGACCACCCTTTGCGTAGCCTTTTTTCTTCATGCCCATGCCACCTTTTGCATAGCCTTTTTTCTTCATCATCTTCATTCTTCATCCTCACTATATAGATTGTTAAACACTCGTTGCGTATCCCACACGTAGTCTACGTTTTCTTTCGAGTTATAGATGTGTTGATTCGGTTTAAAGTCTGGTGCGCCTTGACCTGTTTCAAACCATGCAGGGTGAGTTACTCTCACTCTATTGTTGGGTAACGCAACTATGTTACCAGTATATTCTCCCGCATCTAAAAGCTCTAATACGTGAGACTGTTTGTGTTGAGCAGGATCATCTGCTACTTCGTTGTCTGTGTAGTCTACCGTAAAGTAATACTTCGCTGGGTAAAACTCTCCATCTACTTTAGCTATCCAAGGAGCAGGGCTTGCACGTTCTAACTTATAAACAGAATGTGTATGCGACATACAATCCCAAGGCTGTGCTAGATATGGTGGTAGTTCTGTAGGCCACTGCTCTAAGGGTTCATCTGCTACTAATGCTGTTAGAGGCATTCTAGCCCACATAGCACCGCCATGTACATTAGGTGAATCATCTCTGTCTGACTCACAACCTGTAAATATAACTTGAAAACTCAAAGTTCTATTTGGCATAGTGGTGACACCAATCACCATAGCATGTAAAAAATCTCCTTCGTAGTCTTCTAGGTTCTTAGTGTATTCTCTACGTACCCATGCTTTGAAGTACGGTATACTACTAGTTAAAAATGGCATCAGGTAATCCTTATGTTCTTTTACGTCCTGATGCTGTTGTAGACCATTTAACCTTCTTAGGTCCAGTCTTTTTTGATGCTTCTTTCTTGGTTATTCTGGAGGCCACACTCTTGGGACGACACGCAGGATACGGCCTCTTATCTTTCTCCGAGCCACTACGACCACACTTCTCACCAGTCTTGACATCTGTCCACTCTTCACCGAACCACTTACCTAACCCACCCTTGGAGAAGCCTCTAGTGCTACGCAGAACGTGATTTGACTTTGTTCTTTGTCGTGCCACTATACTTGCCTCCACGTTTCTTGTACTCTTTGGTAAGCCACGCAGATGCATATGCGCTGGGCCATACGTCGAACTTCTTCTTAGCTTCTGCTTTTACTTTAGCGTACAGCTTCTTGTTTGTTGGTGTCGGGGACTTAGCCATTACCACTTTACCTTATCTGCCCAGTATGCAGCACTGAGTTTACCCTTTTTGATATTCTTTGCATGACGTGCTTTGAAAGATGCACGTTTCTTCTTCATGGCCTCTGATTCACCAGCTTTAGGTTTACCTGCAGTCTTAGCACCCTGCTCACCAAAGCGTATCAACTTGATGGTATCACCTTCTTTAGCTAACACAGCGTGAGATTTAGTTGGGTGGTTAGGTGTGCGCTTAGGTTTGTTATACCCTTCAAACTTCTCACCACGATACTCAATAGCCATTACTTCTTACCTTTGCTGTAAGCTTGACCACCGTAGAACGCTGCAACGATAGCTGCCACAGACACAAAGTAAACACTAGCCATACTACCAAGAATCTTCCCCGCTTCGTTAAGTCCTAACCCGATAGCCAACACAACAGCGAATGGATACAATAGCATTCCTGCTAGTGCAAACCATGCCATGTTCCTTTGGGCATCTTCTTTTTTGTCTTCGTTCTCAAAGCGCACTCGACGCTCATACATAGCCATTTCTTCATCAGTGATGATGCCATCGCCATCTGCGTCTGCTTCATCCCACTGGCTACCAGCTTCTAACTGCTTACGTTCTGCCACGTTCTTCTCTCTGTAACTCATAGGGGGTTATCTGCTA